CATGCGTGGACATTGTAGGATATGCGCTATATGAGCGCACAAATAGATTCATTGCGTCAACAATGAGTATTGGTCTTTCTGATTGAGACATATGAGGCAATATAATGTCTCGACCGGAAGGAGTACATGAAAGAAGATACAAAAAACCCCGCCTTGAGAGCGGGGTTTTTCATGGAAAACATTAATCAGGATTATGAACAGAGACAGGGTGATGTCTCATCTTGTCGGAAACTGGCTTCCATGAACCAGTCTCTTGATCCCAAAACTCAACATCTCGACCGTCTTTGTCCTGTTTCACAACAGCATCATAGACGACGTGATAGCTGAACTCTCTCGACACTGGAATTCTCATTTTTGTGAGAATTGACGGATTAATCATCTTGTCAGGGTCACCTCGGTGTGAGATAATAATGTCTTCAAGGTTCTCTCGAAGTGGTCTTCTTGTAATCTCTTCTCTGATAATCCTGCGCAGCTGTCCAATTGTTATTTTCATAATGATTAATTATGCCCCACACTTAAAATTATCTTATTTTCCTGTTGATCCAAAGCCACCTGAACCTCGATTAGTTGATTCAAAATCGACCCTGCTTGTGGATTGAAAAACAACAGGAACAACAGGAGAGAAGACAAGCTGAGCAATCCTGTCACCTTTGCTTACGAGAAAATCGCTCTTTCCCATGTTCGCAAGGATAACTTTTACCTCCCCGCGGTAGTCAGAATCAATCGTCCCCGGCGAATTTAGGACAAAAACGCCCTCCTTCGCCGCCAGACCAGACCTGGATCTTACCTGACATTCATATCCACGAGGAATCTCTAGAAAGAGACCTGTAGGAACGATTGTCCAACCACCGGCAGGAATTACAGCATCTTCAGAAGATGAAACATCAGCTCCTGCAGAGCCAATTGTCTGATAACGGGGTTGAGGTCCGTTAAATTTAATGACAGGAATTCTGTCACCTCCGTCAACATCAATCATCCGACCCCTCCTCGTCACTCTCATCATCAGAAACCTCAGCGTCTGCCTCTCCTTCTGATCCAAAGCTGCCGTTGACAGTCAGGGCACAGTCGATTACCTTGTCCACAAAAGGCTTATAAAGAGGATTCTTCATAATGTCTGCAAATTCAGACTTATAAAATTTCTTCTCTAAAAGAACTTCTCCCGTTAGGGCTTCGGTCACAACAATCTCTTTCCAGGCGCCCGTTCCAGAAATTGACACTTCAACATCGTGTGACACTTTCTTGTCATCAAGATGGGTCATTGTCACTTTATTCTTGTCACACCATGTTCGGCACTCATCAAACAGATATTCATGCTCAACAATTCCCTTGCCAAAGACGATATCAAACTCACACTTCCTGAAGGGAGGTGCAACCTTGTTCTTCTTGAGAGAGACCGTTGTATGAATACCGATAATGTTGCCAGCCTTATCCTTAATCGGGCTTCCACTTCCTAGTCGGATTCTGACCGACGATGCAAACGGAAGAGACTTGCCACCTGGGCTGACATATTGGTCTCCATGAATGACTCCAATAGCATCACGAAGCTGATTAATGCAGAGCAAAGTAACGTTGTTCTGCCCAATAACACCTGTGATCTTTCGGAAACCCTTTCCTAGAACACGAGCCTGAAGGCCCATGGTGGTCTGATCATAATCACCATCCAGCTCGGCCTTGGGAGACGTTGCTGCAATAGAGTCCCAGATTACAAGAATTGGAACATTCTTGTCGATAATCTGCTTCGCCTTCGTGATTGTGCTCTCAATGATGGAGAATACCTCTTCAGTACAATGGGTATCACAATACACGAACTTCTTGGACACATCGATGCCCATGTGCTTCAGCTTCTCAATTGGGGTGGCATTCTCGGTGTCAATATAGACCACGAGCCCACCCATGGACTGAGTTACGGCAGCAGCATGATATGCCAAGTGGGACTTACCAGACGAAGGAAGGCCTGAGAGTTCAATAATTCGACCCTCAGGATATCCTCCGCCCATTGCATTTCGAATCGCATAGTTGAGCTGAATAGAGCCTGTATCAATCCATCTCTTGACAATGGTTGGCGCCTCGTCTTCACTTAAGTTGTACGCGATTCGCTGACCAAACTCTTTATTAAGCTGCTTAATAAGATCGGCTGTGAGAGTATCAATCTCATCAGACCCCTTCTTCTTCTGAACTTTCTCTGCAGACTCCGCTGGTGCTGCAGACTTTGCTGCTCTTGCCATGATTTACTCCTTCTTAGTCGTCGCCCATCAGATCCGCAAATGCCTCATCCAGACTCTGCTTCTTAGGAGCATCATCGCTCCCCTTTGGCTTCGCTGCCTTCACGTCTGCAACAATCTCATCAAGGTTGTCCTTGATAGCAGGGCCGCGGGTTGTACCAACTTCAGCAACCGAAGGAGGGGCATCACCATTCAACCAAGCAGTGACAATTGCTTCAATCTCTTCCTTGGGCTTCAGTCGATACATGTCATCAAGATTTGGGACAGAATCCATCCACTTCTTCATGACAGCAGGATCGTCATGAAGCTTTGTAGGTCGACCCTTGCAATCCACCACAGTATCCTGAAACTGCTTGCCGGGAGCCTGGGAGATTGTGACCTTCAGATCAAAACCCTCGTTCGGATCAAGGATATTTCCGTAATCCTCGTCAAGGAAGAAACCAAGAAGACGCTGATAGATGAGCTTACCAAAAGACCAGATCTGTGGACCCTTGTCCTCCTGACCCCTGACAATAACTGGAATATAAGCGCGCATCTTTGGGAGGAGCTGCTTCGCAATTGCTCGGTCTGACTCAGACTTTGTGCTATAGAGCTTACGGAGGAGATCATCAATTGGATCAGGCTTGCCGAACTGCTTTGGAGACAGAATGCCTGCAGTGGTACCGATATAATAGAACCAGCGCTCCTTGAAGGGCTGGCCATCCGGAGCATCTGCCCATGGAATACAACGAACCTTATGCTCTCCAACACCTGGCTTCCAGAGCTGGACCGACGAAGTCTTCTTCACACCATTAAGTTCTGCCATACGGCGACGAATCGCCTCAAGATCTACTGCCATATAATTCCTATTCCTCTTCCGCTGTTCAGATGAACCATCTCCACACCTTGTGGATAGGCGACATCTTAATTCTTTCCATCTATTAGTTCAATTTTCTTTTTGTCCGACGCCTCTTTTTTGATCGAGGCTTTGAGGAGAAAGGTGCAGGGGCAGACATATGGCCCATAATTTGAGGACCACCGGCCCCAAAAGCCATTGACCCACCACCTGCACCTACTGCAGAAAACTCTCTGATCACGGAGTCAGGATCAGCTTCAACCTCTCGGATCAAATCTCGTATAATGAGTCGCAAATCTGAGATTGACATTGTATCCCCTCCAAACGGAGATAAATATCATGCATCAACAACTCTGGTCCCAACTAAAACCAGAGACTCGGCAATTTTTCGGTCAATCTCTTTCTTAAGAGAGGCGGCATGAGCTTCAATTTCAGAGGCCTTCTGTTCCTCCAGCATTCCCCAAGCAGACTCAGCATCATCTTTCAGAGACTCAATAACCCTAATTGCCGCCGTAAGAGCAGCATACAGCTCATCAAGGTCAAGATCACCATCTTTCTTAAAGGATTTTAACCACTCTAGAGTCTCTTCTAGGTCTCTCATTCGAATTCTCCCTTCTCTTGACGGGTTGCAATATAATCTGCAGTCATAACAACATGAGACAAGAGTGGGTCCTTCAAAATATAGGACTTGTTCTCACCTGGGAAGAACCCATCATTCAGCAAGATTGCCATATATTCATCAACCGATAGCTTCAAGCCAAAATACTGACATAGCCAGAGACCGCGTGCAGGCACAGTCATATACTGAATATCACGATTATGCTGATAAGTCTCGCCTAGCTTCTCAGCACGCCATGGGTCTCCTGGAAGGTAATAGTCTGTTCCAGGAACATCATAACCTACCTTGCCTAGATCATGAAAGAGACATCCAATGATAAGAGACGCTCGAGGTAGAGCCCACCCGAACGACTTTGTCAATATTAAAGCATTGGAGAGGACACGAAGCGAATGATCAACAAGACCGCCAGGAATGGCAAGGTGATAATCACGCTTCGATGAGGCAGGGCACATTGCAAGACGCTCTCCAAGAGTGTCAATCATATGAAGTGCTGCCTCAGATCGATCTCCAAGCTTCTCACACAGAGTCCGAAACTTTGCAAAATTTTCTGTAATTTGTTCAGGAGTTAAGTTCATGGTGTGAATTGTACAACCAGGGTGTCGACTTGTTCAGGAGGAAAAATCTTCAACCTTAAGAGGAAAGAGACCATCGAAATGAGGAATCTTTAAGGGGGGAATTGAACTGACCTCATGAAACAGATCAGGATGCACATCAGCAATAAGGGCATCATGCAGGACAAAGAGCGGCTTAAATCTAGAGTCACCCAAGAATCGATCTGAAACCTGTGTAAAACCAAGAAGAGATACATCCACCCCTGAGCTCTGTGAGAAAGAGTTCACAAGAATGTGATCTTTGGGGTTCTCTATTTGAATCTTTCTCCCATAATGATTCAGGACAAAACCATCCTGCTCAAACTGAGACCGAATCTGTCCTCGAAGGTGTGACAATCGAAAAGCATCTCGGATGCGTCGAGTGAAGACCTCCAGATCCCCCCAGTCTATGTTCAAGGTGCTTGCCAAGGTCGCCTTGGATGCGCCATAAACCTCTGCAAGAATTGCGCCCTTCACAATCTTTCTCCTACTCCTGTCACCAAACAACTCTTGGGCGAAAGAACCGTATAGATCCTCATCAGGACACTCACCCCCTCCTGCATACAAGAGAATACGGGCTTCCAGGGCTGAAAAATCAAGTGACAATATTTTACCTCCCGGGAATGAAGAAGCAAAAACATCACGATATTGACGCTTTAACGTGAGGATTGGTGGACCTGTTTGGACTGTAAGCCTCCCTGTTCGTGTTCCAAATCGATCATAAGTTATAGGCTGTGTCTCTCCGTTTGGACCAAACAATCCTTCATAAGATCTGCTATTCATCCCTGCCTCAGATATAATCTCATGGGCTCGGGCAGGATTAATCTTTGCAGGCACAAGCCTATTTAAGATTCCCCCTGAAGGGATCCACGTTCCTCTGTAATAATCACGAGATAAAAGCGGGAAGTTCTCATTGGCTTCAGCCAAGACACCCTCCGTGAATCTTCTGAAGGCCTCTCGGGGCATGACCTGTCCCCATGGAGGATGTCCACCTTTAAGCGTCGACATGGACTTAACCCATTTGTCGCCAGGAGATAATTGAAGAGTCACGCCGTTGAGTCTGCATAGGCTGTCGAAACAGGCGGGAGAGCGGTTCTTAATCTGTCCTGAGAGGTGCCAGACTCCCTGAGGAATAGAGTCAATCCAGGCATAACCTTCCTCTGAGGACAAGAGGTGTGACTCTGTGCCTAAGACTCTTCTATCAACAAGGATGCTCTTGTCCATCATGGATGATTGTATCACCATAATACTCACTTTACAGAGAGTTTTTAGGTAGAAGCGACAGAACCTGAAGTCAATTGTTTAAGTGCATTCTGAAGCTCTTGAAAGATTGAGTCTGCAGTCTCGACTTGGGCATATGCGTCCACAGGAGACATCTTCATGGACGTCTCGTACTTTCCAGGTGAGAATGAGTGGGTTAAGTTTGTGATGTTATATGTGTTATCAA